CAAGGTATTCGGCGCTGCTATCTTCCCGAAGGCTGCTGGCACTGGTCCCGCAGTTGTGAAGATTTTGCAGCCGGGTAACGACACCGCTAGCGCATAAGGAATAGAGGAAAATTATGAGCAAGCTGCTTGAAGTAGCTAAGATTCTCGGTGACGCAGTTGCCGGTGATCGGGGCGCACAGGGTCTTGTCAAGGGTCTTCTGACCGAATCGGCATACCTCAACGAATCCATTTCGACTTCTGATCTGCTCAAATCCTTCAAGGATTTGACTCAGCAGGCCGTACTGGATCAGTATGCTGCTACCCCAAAGATTTGGACGGACTTCGCACGTAAGAACGTGATGAATGACTTCCGCCCAGACCTCTTCCGCGAACTGTTCGCGGACTGGACCATGTTGCCAGAGACCAACGGTGGCGAAGCCACTGCTCCGGATTCTCTGCCCAACATTCCGGAACTGTCTGAGTACCCAACGATTTCTTGGGGCGTCGGTGAGGCTCAGATCGCTCTGTCGAAGAAGGGTGCTCGCGCACCGTTCTCATGGGAAGCCGTTATCAACGACCAGTGGGACCTCTTGCAGGGCCTCCCGAAGTACCTCGGTACGCTGGCGTCGAACACTGAGGACACTCAGGCTACCCTCCAGCTCACGTCGCCAACCGGCCCGAACGCTAACACGTTCAACGCTGGCAACGGCAACGCAGTGGACAACAAGCCACTGACGCTGGACAACATCGCACTCGCACAGCAGGCTGTCCTGAACCGCAAGGTGAATGGCAACTACGTGCAGGTAAACCGCTGGCGTCTGGTTGTGCCCCGCACACTGGAACTGACCGCACGACAGATTCTGAACACCACGGAAATCTTCACTGAGGTCACCAACGGTTCCACCGTTACCCGTACGAAGTCTCTGACTCCGATCACTGGTAACATCAGCCTCACGGTGAACGACTGGCTGACCAAGATCGATATCTCTGCTAAGGCAGCGACGACTTGGTACCTCGTTCCGGATGGTGGCGACGACGGTACTCGTACCGCAGTTGTTGTCAACTTCCTGCGTGGCCATGAAGCTCCGGAATTCCGTCAGCAGGGTAATGGCGGCCTCTACCTCGGTGGTGGCGCTGTCCCGACGATGGAAGGCTCTTTCTCGCACGACGAGATTCAGTACCGTGTGCGTCACGTAACCTCTGGTGCAACCGTCAAGCCTCGCGCTCTGTACGCTTCCACCGGTAGCTAATTAGACACCCGCCCCCTCTGGTCTTAGGACCAAGGGGCGGGTTTTCTTTTGCCCGTTTGGTGTGCTAAGCTATATACATGCCCCCTAGCCAAGCCTCTCGGTGAAGCTCAAATAGCTAGGGCGCATTCAAACTAGTGGGCAATGCCGTTCTTACAGTTCGTGAAACCACTTCCGGCCAGCCCCCGATACCGTTCCTCCCGGTGTCGGGGGCTTTGCCATGCCCAAGGTAGAATTGACTCATGGCTACTTCAATTTACCCACCGAATTACACAACGCCCGTAGGGCAGGTCCGGTCACTCATTCCTGATATCAAAAGGTATACCGACCCCGAGGATGCTCTGGCAGTCCCGGCGTACGCTTTTGAGGACGACCAAATTGAGGCTTTCCTTGCGCTGAATTCCGGCAAGGTAAAGCTCGCAGCAGCACAGGCCATTGACGCATTGGCGATCAATGAGGCTTACATTTCCAAGAAAATCCGTACTGAGGATTTGTCTACTGACGGCCCCGCTGTAGCGGACGCTATGCGTAAAGGCGCTGATGCCTTGCGGCGACAGCAGCGAGACGAAGATCAGGCGCTCGGCTTGGAAGAGAACTTTGTAATTACCGATTTTCAGGAGGGGACCGACTGGTTCCGTCTTTACTAGGAGGCACACGTGCTGAACACGATCTTTCACCCACGGTGGGCTTACCACCACAGGTACACCGTTGGCACCGCTTCTCTTGGCCGTATCATCATCGACAGGCCGGGACCGGCTGCTGAATTCGACTTTGACACCGGCACCAGCACACAGACGTTCACAGAGCTTTACGTCGGTCGCGCTCGTGTGCAAAAGCTGGCAAGGCCGAACAACCGTGAATTCGTTGAGGACCAAGTAGAGTTCCAGCAGTTCCGCGTCCAGTTCAATTTCGACCACAACGAGATTGAATATCCGGCCGATTTCCAGTGGCACGTCAATGACCGTGTGCGAGTTGTATCTGATCCCGCAGACCCGGAAATGGAGGGCATGACGCTCTACCTTCGCGGCTGGCCTGGGTCTACCAATAGCTGGCACCGCACACTGATCTGCCAAACGAATATGAAGCAGGAATAGTGGCTGGGGTAAAGCGCAAGACTGCGCCTCTCAAAACTGTGATGAACAAGTTCACCGCAAGCGTTTCCGACAGGCTGAACACTCGGTCAAAGGAAACCGCGATCCGTGCCGGTATAGCTGCTCAGGCGGCTATGCGGGACACGATCATGAATACTCCATCGGATATCAATCCGAGTAAGCCTGACCGTTACGACACAGGCAACATGTACAACAAGGTGACTCACTCGACCACGTTCCGGCACCAGCGCTTTATCGTGAAATTCGGTTGGCTTTACAGCCACAAGCAATACTTCCTGACTCAGGAACACGGTGGCGTTGCATTCGGTAAGTTCCAGATTCAAGGTATGTTCGCAATGAGGGCTGGGCTCCGAGCAGCACAGCGCGTGTTGGAGGAAGACCTTGGAAAAGAAATGAGGAAGAAATGAGCGCTTTTACAGCAGCTACGGAAGTGCTGGCAATGATTAGGGCGGGTGTGCCAACTGTCGAGATATTCGATGAGAACGTGCCTGACGACGATGAAATGGAATTGATTCCCGGCACATCGACAATCAAGCCGCACGCTACGGTTTCCTTTGGTGGCCTTGTGAAAGGCCCTAAGAAAAACGACGGTATTGCTGGGGCCAAATTGAATGGCCGCGAAATGGATATTGTCATTCGGGCAGTAGCGAACAATCCCCATGATTGCCGCAACCTGCTGGATCGAATTGACAAGCTGCTTCTGGGGTTCACGCCCACGAATTGCGGCGAGGTTGACTCCGCTCTGTACGGAAGCACAGGGCGGGTATCGGGACTCGGAAAACCGTCTCGATTTGCAGGGGTGAATGTTTACACGACGACCGTCAACTCTGACGTGTTCGTTCCGTAAAAACCCTGCTAAACTTGAATAAGACTAAGGAGTGTGTTATGAGCGAAACTATTGTAGTGGTTCACAAGATCACGAATCTGGTCGAGACTGTCCCAGTTTCTTATTACGAGGAACTGAAAGACGTTTACCGCCCGATTAAGAAAACAGAGCTTGAAGCTCTGAAAGCTGGCAAGGAATCTGCGCCCGATCTTCCACCAACCCCAACAGAGGTAGTGGTTGACGAAGTGGAGACCGATCCCGAAGCACAGGAAGGTGCTAAGTAATGGCAAAAATGATGAGTCCTAAGACGACCGTCTGGTGGGTTCCTGAATCCGCCAACTGGAACCCTTCTGCACCGTCTGCTGCTCTGTTGACTGCCGCACGTAATATCTCGTGTGCTATTGTCAGTGGTTACACGCTGAATGCTACGTCCTCGGATACCGACGACACCAAGAGCATTTGTGACGCAGCAAACGTCCAGACCCCGACTTTCAAGAACTACGAGGCGAACATTACGTTCTTCCGTGATGCTGACGTAGCGGATATTGCATCTGACTACTCCAAGGCATTCCAGTTCTTCAAGCAGAAGGGCGCAAACGGCTGGCTCGTTCGGCGTCTCGGTAAGCTGTCCAGTGCAGCCGCAGCCGTAGGCGACGTAGTTTCCAGCTACAAGGTAATCTCTGACAACCCTGCGGACGTTGTTGGCGATTCTGGTCCTATTCAGCTCACCGTTCCGTTCTTGGCTCAGGGCCGGATGGAACAGTACATTGCATTGGTGGCATAATCATGGCTAAGATGATGAGTCCTAACACGACTATCTGGTGGGTACCTCTTGCAGGTATCGCCAACCCCGCAGCTCCAACTGTTGCGGAAATCAACGCAGGTTCAAATATCTCGTGTGCTATCGTTTCTGGCTTTACGCTGGGTGCGACTGGCTCCGACACAGACGACTCCAAGAGCATCTGTGACGACTCGAATGTTCAGACACCTACGTTCGACAACTACGAGGCGTCTCTGACGTTCTTCCGCTCTGATCTTGTGGCAGTGACCGCCGTCTACGTGACTGCGTTCAACCTGTTCAAGGTTCCGCGCGTGGAGGGCTACCTCGTTTCCCGTCACGGTAAGAAGTCCGATCAGGTCGCAGCGGTCAACGATATTGTCTCGGTTTACCGAGTAATGTCCGACTCCCCTGCTGACGTTGAGGGCGACGGTGGCGCAGCCATTCAGTTCACGGTTCCATTCCTGCCTCAGGGCGTTATGAACCTGAACTACAAGCTGACGGTTTAATTTGTGATAGGATGAGGGAGTTCACCCAGTTGGGTGGGCTCCCTTTTCTTATTGGAGGAACCAATGACTGACGCAAAAGAACAGCTTGAAGCAATCGTGGCTGAAATGAAGGAAGAGAAGCCGTTCTCTGTCCTTGACGCTATCCGCGAAGTGAAGTACCCTACTGGCAAGGTCCGCGTGTACCTTGACGGCGAAGCCGCTGGTCGGCTGGCAGAACTGTACGCTGAGAAGCAGGTGCTGGAAGCTGACGGCTCCCTGACCTCTCAGGAACTCAATGAAGTGCTGGCAGAAATCGAAGAGCTTGAAGCCTCGGTGAAGAAAGGCTCCCTGATTTTCCACATGCGGGGTGTGCCCCCGAAGGTTCGCCGGATCATCTTCAAGGAAGCCGCTCGCAAGTTCAAGATCAAAAAGGGCGACTCTGAGGAAGAGGCTGATGAGAAGTCGGTCCAGTACAACGAGCACGTGACCTACGAGACAATGCGCCACGCTATCGTCAAGGTCGAGAAGACCGCTGACGGCTCTGTAGATAGCCACGGCTGGTCCGCTGCTGAGGTAGCCCAGCTTGACGACGTACTTCACGCTTCCGAATTTGCCAAGATTGATGACCTGTGTGCCAAACTCACTGGCGGTGCGAACCTGTTCAATGAGACTCTGGATGCAGATTTTTTGTCGAACTCCTAAGCCTTCCCGAGAACCGGGGATTGCTGCTGCCGATCAAGACCGCTAAGGAATGGGGCTGGTCCCCTACGGCGGTTTTGCTAGGCAGTAAAAAGGTTCAAAAGCATCACAAGCATGACCAGTCTCTTGCAATGGCTCTCCACATTCTGGAAGAGGAACGTTGCCAGAGTTGCGGTCTGCCGATCTGGTTGGCACACAGCGAGAATGCCTTGCTGGAATTCAAGCTGGATCACGTTGTCTGCTACTCTTGCGAGTTTGAGGACAAAGAAACAAGCAAGAAAACGTACGACCGTAAAAAGGGTCACACCCCGTATGTCGTTCCTTACATGGACGTAGAGCCGGGTGATGATGCCAGTCTTCCCACAAGGATGGATTGGTACAAAGACAAGTACGAGAAGTTCATGGCCAAAGCTGAGCGTGAAGCTCGCGAGGCCGCAGAAGCCGCTGCATCGGCGTAATAGGGAGGTCACTTTCGAGTGGCCTCCCTTTTGCGTACCCATGATAGGATTGACACAGTTCATATAATGCGATATAAGGTGGTGAGTTTGTGGCTAACGAGTTTGAAGCCAAAATTGAAGTCGATACTTCTGGCGCAGCCAAAGACCTCAAAAGTGTTGACGCGGCTGTAGACAAGCTTGATTCGACCCTCAGCTCTCTCGATAAAACCCTGAACCGATTTCAGGGCACACTGTCGAAGACGACGACTGCTCT